TACAGTTTAGGTATCGCCATAAGCGCGAGCTTTGGTGTGCGTGGCGTACAGAAGTTCTTTAAGAGGTAGTGATATGTCTGATATGAAAATACCAGTAGCTTTAGTCTTTGCTATGGCTGTTCAGTTGGTAGCTCTTGTATGGTATATAAGTGGAATGGTTCACGACATAGAGCATTTAGAAGGTACTGTATCAGCGCAGCAAGACTTGCTTGATATTATAGATCAAGATGTAAATGATCTTTGGGCTTTTTGTACTTTTACAGAAAACAAGTGGGCAGAAGCTTACACAAGTGATATGGTGTACGAAAGATTATGTGGAACAAAGGAGTTTGTTGAACAATGACTTTTAAACTTGGAAAGCGTAGCCTTGAAAGATTAGAAGGTGTAGACGAACGTATGGTTGCTGTTGTAAAACACGCAATTGGCTCAACTAAAATAGACTTTGGTGTTATCTGTGGCTTACGAACCATAGACGAACAAAAAGAATTAGTTGCAAAAGGTGCAAGTCAAACCATGAAGTCTAAGCATATTGACGGTATAGCTGTAGATCTCATGGCGTACATTGGTAGCCGGGCAAGTTGGGAACTTAACTTGTACGATGATATAGCTGATGCTATGGCGCAAGGTGCAAGAGCCTGTGATGTTCCTGTAAGGTGGGGCGCAGCATGGACTGTACCAAACATAGCGCATTGGGATGGAACTATGGAAGCTGCAATGAATGACTACGTTGATACTCGGCGTGGTCAAGGTCGCAGACCGTTTATTGATGGCCCACATTTTGAATTGATGGTGTAGTAATGGCAAAGAGCACAGTCAACAAATCTAACACTTATACTAAACCCAAGATGCGTGAACGTCAGTTTCGTTCAATACTTAATAGTAGTGTTCAAGGAACAGCTTCCGGCAAGTGGTCGGCTCGTAAAGCACAACTCCTTGCAAAAAGATACAAAGCTGCTGGTGGAGGGTACAAGTCGTGAAAGCTCGGCAACGGTCTCTAATGAATTGGAGTAAGCAAAACTGGCGCACTAAGTCTGGTAAGAAGTCTAGTGAAACTGGTGAACGTTACTTGCCAGAGAAAGCAATCAAGGCTTTGACCCCGGCAGAGTATGCTGCAACTACACGAGCTAAACGTGCTGGTGGCGGCACTGGTAAGACTGTACCACAGCCAAAGAAAATCAGAGACAAGACAAGAAAGTATCGGAGCTAGGTATGGCTAGAACACCAGCATGGCAACGTAAAGCAGGTAAGGCAAAGAAGGGTGGTCTTAATTATGAAGGTCGCAAGTCTTACGAGCGTGAGAACCCTGGTTCAGATCTCAAAGCACCTGTGAAGTCTGGGAACAATCCTAGACGTGCATCGTTTCTACAGCGCATGGGTAATATGAAGGGTCCAGAGCGTGATGATAAGGGTGAGCCAACACGGTTGTTGCTGTCTTTAAGAGCTTGGGGTGCATCGAGCAAGGCTGATGCCAGAGCAAAGGGCAAACGAATATCAGCTATCAATAAAAAGAAGAAAGCTTAATGGGATACTTTCACGAAGAAGTTGATAGTCCACATGCGATGTTGGAGATCGCTTCAGAGCGTATTACGGATATTGTACCTGTAAACATATTTGGTTTTAACAGAACCATTGGCACAGACTACGAAACAATCTGGAACAACGGAGCGACATATGCCTATCCTAGTTCTGCTGTACAAATGGATGTAGTAAGTAGTAGTGCGAGTGATACTATGACATTGTTGATCTCTGGTCTTGATAGCAACTACGATGCTTTGGCAGAGATTGTTACAGTCAATGGCACTGCTACGGTGACGACGGCAAACAGTTTTCTACGCATAAACTCAGCTACTATTCTGTCTGGATCTAATGTAGGCAACATAACAATTAACAATGGTGGAACGGCATACGCATATGTAGAAGCGGCAATAGGCACAACGCAAGCCTGTGTTTATTCTGTGGCACGTAACTATTCTTTGTATTTATTCAGAATATCTCTTACCTCTGGTACAGTAAACGGTAATCAGTATCTTACATACCGCAATAGATTAGATAATAGCTCAGGGCGCATTTTACGTGTGGCAGAGGCAACTTGGAAAGAAGGTATGCAAACATTTGATCGGCAGATACCCTTTAGAATTTCTCCGAAAAATGATATACAGTTTGAAGCAAAGTCTAACGCAAGTACAAACGAAGCAAGTATTTTTATTGAAGCATTATTGATGAAGGATAAGTTTGATGCCTGAAAAGTTAGAACGTAGCCTGATGAACCAGGCAAAGAAAAAAGGTCTTACTGGTAAAGAGCGAGACAAGTATGTATATGGTACGTTGACTAAGGTTGCCGGACCAAAGGGAAGTAAACAAGCAGCGAGGACAGGAAATGTACGGAAAAAAAACTAAACCTAAAAAATCTATGATGAATGGTGGCTATGGCAAAGGCAGCTAAACATTACTTGCCCAATGGCAAAGAGTACACCGGGGCTACACATAAGATGCCCGACGGCTCTTTGCACACTGGAGCAAAGCATACAAAAAGCAGTCAGGTTTTGTCGCATAAAAAGCCAAAGTCTATGATGAACAAGAAGTAGGCTATGGTCTTGGCATTGGTTTAATTATTTTACGATAGCCAGAAGAAACTGGCGTTCGTCTGCAATACATCATTATCTCTTTGCCATATGTATCTGCAAGTATATCGTATAGATTATCTAATACACCATCACCCATAGCGTCATAACATTCTTGTTGGCTTTGGAAGATAACACTGGTTGATACATCGTGATCTTCAACAACGTATTCAATAATGAGTAACGTATAAAATAACTTAAACATTGTGTACACCTCATACTTTTATTATTGTTTGTCTGGGGCAGAACCTCCGTCTGCCCCACGACTTATATCCAAGGCTCCATAGGTAACGTAATATGACGTTTACGCTCCACAGTATTGGTAGTTGTCTTGCCTGTACCGTTTGACCTATGAAACTCCACACCCATCCTATACGCAAGTGTGCGTAAGTTAGACGGATCAATACCTAATTCTTCAGCAGCTTTCCTAATTGTATTATTTTTATACTGCTCAAGAAGTTTTTTAGTTTCGTTGTAGTAACGATTTTTTAAAGCTGGGTATGGTTTCATGGCTAAAATGGAATTTCATCCTCTCCCAAGGGAGGCTCAGATGATTGTTGTTGCTGCATTGGTTGCTCTTCCATTGGCTTGTTTGGAAACAAAGGAAAGCTTGCAACTCTAGGCCACATTTTTGGATCATCTCCGTTTCGATGTTGCAGTTGTACGCTGACGGATATGCCATGATCGATCATTGCTTTCTTGACCTTCTCTGCTAAAGCTAATGTAGCTTGGTCAAATCGTTTATCTTTTGGTACGTTAATCCATGCTGAAGCTCTCATTTCTACAGCCTGTCCGTTGTTCATAAAGCCATCTATCGTTAGTGACTTTACCCCTAATGTTGGTCTATTGCTCAAAGCTATTCTCCTTTTCTGTTAATCTTTTTACTAGCCTTTGAAATAATTCTGGATAACTAGACTTGAGTTGATCAAGCCAGGCATCATCAGTCTTTCTATCAACTTCAGCAAGATCTCGTTTGGACTTTGCTTGTTGATATTGTTTAGTTAAATCTGTGCACCACGCAACCCATTGTGCTTGGTTTTGTGGCATGGTTTCGTTATTGCTCTCCTCTTCTTCTTTTTTAATTTCATCTAAAGCTGTTTCTTTTCTTTTAGCTGCAACAAGCTCATTCGCTGAAGCATAGCTACCACCGTGTAACCCAATGGATGCTAAGGCTCTTCCTATTGCTGAAGTCTCTCCGTTCTCTATGGCACTTGTTTTGTTTACATTTGAAGAGCCGCGTATTTCTTCAGCAAAACCACTTCCTATTATCATTCCGTCTTTGTTTTTAATAACAGCTTGTACTATAACACGTTGCCCATTGTCATCCATGATATTTGTTTCAATACCCAAATCGGTTCCAAAAGCTTTTCTAAAAGCCTCGATACGTACAAATACCTCTGTGTATTTTTTACCACCACGTTGCGTAACGCCGTGAGTACGGTTGAGATCGTTGACCTCAGCCATTGCTTTAATTAAATCTGTCATCTTTTACCAAACATTCCTTTCGCCATCATTAAAAACTCAGGCGCTAAATCACGCCACACAAAACTATCTCCAAAATGAGGATCAGTTAAATTAAGCAGATCAACTACATCATCTGCAACTTTCATTAGTTTTTCTCTACGTCTACAAGCTACAGAAATATCATTTAAAGCAAATTCCAATTCTTGCTGCGTCGGTTCTAAGACTACGTAGCCTAACCTGTTAGCATAAACTATTTTAGGAACGATCTTAGATAGATGCCAATACCCGGCTATCTGTGTCATATGCGGTGCTTTAATTTTCTTAGGCAATGAGTTTGCTCTTGGACTATCTGTATGTGCTTGCTGATCCCACTGTGTCTTTAGCTCTACACGTCCATCTCCGTAGTCTGGTTTACCAAAGTACGGTAGTTCACAGTGGGGTATATTACCGTGTAGATCTATCTCTCCACCAATACGGTTAGCACCCTGCATGGCTTCTCGGATGCCACTTGCTGCGTTTTCACAGACCAAAGAAAACTCTGCCATTGTAGGTTCTTTAGACTTCTTACCCTCTGCATCATAAGCTACGTTTTCTCTGTGAGCTAACACAGCCTTGTCTACGTCCATGTCATGCCAATACGGTGGCTCATATCCATGTAGCATGTTGATTGCTTCACCGTAAGCTTCCGTCACGTCTGCATCTTTGACGAGCAACATATCTGTATAGACTTGTACGGCTCTACCGCTGACCATATTTGTATTGTCTGTATACTGAGTATGACCTTGTGGGTCTTTGTAGTACGCACTATCGTACAATACTTTCCTTGCCCACTTTTCATCTCCCTGAGCATCCCCACGTAATATACGCCACGCCTTATCTCGCATTGGTCTAAGCACTGCTTTATCAAAGAATGTCCAGGCATCAGGTGTGCTTGGATTGCTGTGCCATTTGTAATTAAATCGGTCCGCCCAATCTGTTTTTCGTATGCCCATTTGTTTATACCTCTTGACATTTAATGACAAAGATGCACGATATGTCAAATATAGTCAAGGGGTTTTATAGATGAAATTAGAAGAATATCGTCAAAACGCAAAGATGACATTGAAGCAACTTGCGGATAAAGTAGGTGCTCCACATGCTACAGTTGTACGGCGTTGGTGTTTGCCTATCGACCATAAGGATTACAAGATACCATCTGCTAAGTATATGAATTTAATACAAGATGCGACGATGGGGCAAGTTACACCCAACGATTTCTATAGGTGATTTATGGGTGGTAAAGCAAGTAGAGATAAGGGTGCTAATTTCGAGAGAGAGATTGTAAACTTACATAAATCTTGGGGCGTTGATGCGGAGCGTGTTCCGTTGTCAGGAGCTGTCAAAGGGAATTATTCGGGTGATTTGAAGATTGGCCCACAACAGGCTTTGCTTGCTGAGTGCAAGCGAAGAGCCAGAGCATATCAGGATTTGTATGATGCTTTGGATCAGGACGGTAGCGATATGCTATTTGTCCGTAAAGACCGGGGGCGCACATTGGTTGTGCTGCCGATTGAAACATATGAGACATTCTTAGAATGGATTGGCTGGAAAAAAACAACGGAGGAATAAATGCCATATTTAGAAACAGGCGTAGGTTATCAAAGCACCGACACAAGCAAAGAAGCGGCGAACAGTAACTTTAAAGGCAAGCTAACGATACGTGATCGAGTCTATCAGTTGCTTGAGAAAACATCAGTATCATTATCAACGGAAGATATAGCGGAGTTGCTGAACGTACCGTACGGCTCGGTGCAGCCACGTTTATCGGAGCTACAGAACGAGGACAAGGTAGTTGACAGTGGTGAGCGTGGTAAAACTAAATGGGGTAAGTCATGTATAAAGTGGAGGATCAAATGACTATCGTTTATCAGCTAGTAAATGGTACAAAGTATGAGGTTCAAACTGAGGATTGCAAGTATTGTGATGGTGATGGTTTTTACTTAGCAGAAGTACCCTACGTAGACTATTACAATGGTGGCTTTCTCAAAGAAGAGAGGCGCTGTTGTGAGGAGTGTGGAGGCAGTGGATTTACTGTTTTAGATAATGAATAACTTTGAACGCGACGAAAAAGAAATTGAAAAAGATGTAGAAAAAATTCGTGAATTATACGAAACAAAACCGACAGCAGTGTACAAACATTATGATATTGATGATAATTTAATTTATGTTGGTATTGCCACTGATGTTACAGTTAGACAAACACAGCATTTCAAAACTTCTGAGTGGCAGCAAGAAATACAAAATGTTTCTGTTGAGTGGCACTATAGTCGATTACGCGCAGAAATAAGGGAGATTTTATTAATTAAAGCATTTCGTCCAGAGCATAATAAAGTTCACAATAATGATAATTTTGCGGAGTTAGCTATTTTTAATAGGATTGATAAGTTTGCTGATAGATTAAGACAAGGTTTAAGCCAAATTTGTTTTTTTATTGATGATTTGTGGTATGAAAGGGATGCTGTCTTTGAGAGTATTGAAGAAAATGAATTGTTTTTAAAAAGAAAACGTAAAGGTACACTTGCTTACAAAAAATTAAAAGATGACACAAAAAGTTTGGAAGAACGTGCTTATGAAATTGAATGGGAAGTTGAAATGTGGCTTATGGATCATGCTCTTGATCAGGCACAAATAGAAAGGTGCTTATTAAATGAAGATCCATATAGATATATTTTACAAAGATTTTTCAACAGCTATCATTCAGAAATTAATTTATGGAAAAGTGATTGGGACATAAGTTTTTTATCTGAAATTGTAGATAGATGTAATAAAGAAATAAATGATTGCGATAAAAAGTTTCAAGGTAGGGAAATATTGTATTTGAAAGATAGGAATATTTTACCTGTAAAACAAAAGCATTGTTTTTTGCCTTTCAATCAAACTTCTCAAGAAAGTATTCATTATGGAATGTAAAGCGTGTGGTCGTGAGCATGACGTTAATCGCGGTGGCTGGGTAATACTAGCCACTGACGATCTTATTTGTGACCCGGTAGACAGGCCGGACTGTTGGGAAAAGGTAAGTGGCTGGTACATACAACGCCGGGAAGAAGAGCAATTAAAGCATCATTTAAATAGGGGGTTGACAAATGCCAATACGTAAGTACGCTAACGCGAGGGTTACAACCCGAGATAGTGATTACAGTGCTAGCAGTGTATACACTGAAACTACTAATAATATACATAGTAATAGCACTGTAATACATACAGACAGTGTATTACAGACAGACAGTGTAATCACTGACACTGTAATACAGCAGCCGGATGATTCGGTTTTGCCTACGTTGACTAAGACGTTGACCAGGATGCACCCACGGTACAAAGAGGGCAAAGCAAAGCGACAGAATGATCCTTTGTCGTGGCGTATCGAGAAAATCCTACGTAGACTAAGACCGATGTTGTCTACAGAGAATTTTATAGAAGTTTCTCAGGAGTTCACTATGTCGGACCCTATGCAGCGCGTAGCACTCGCGGACAAGCTCGAGAAGTGGCTAGAAAGTACTTTAGGGGGGTAAGGCTTAGGAAAAGGGAAAAGCGCACTCTGTGGCGCTTCTCCGTGGCTCTAAGGGGTATAGTTATATTTGAAAGGTGGTACGTCTAATTCATCTAAAAGAATACGTAGCAATCGTTCTATACCGCATGCTTCATCAATGGGGTTTCCATTGTTTACATGGTGTTCTACTAGCCACTTATATTGTTTTATGAGGTCGTTTGTATCAGGTACAAAAGCACTCAAGGGTAGTTTAACTCTGTCTTTCATCTATGCTTGCCTTCCTTTTGTATTTCTAGGGCAACCTCAGCCGCCATTTTACACAGTTCAACTTCTTTGGGGTTCAGTGTAGCTGCTATTTCTTGAGCATGTTCTAAGCACTCTTGAGATAGTTTCTCTGTCTTTGCGGTTACAGCAAGTATCAATGCAAGTGTTAGCGCATCTGTGGGACTGTTTATTTCTATAGCTTCCATCTTCTTTGCTCCTATGGTGTTATGAAGTGCCACGCGAAAACTAATCCAAAGATTAAAACGCATATGGCAACGTCGCTAAGTTTGATGTTCTTGATGATTGTGATTAGTTCTGAGATTGTCATTGTACGACACCACCACCAAAAATTTCAAAGGTGATACCGTCATAATATTTGACAACCTCACCGTTTGGTAGATTTACGAACCATTCATAGTTTTCTTGCCATACATCAAAACGCAATGCGAATTGATTAGATGCTTGGTTCATTTTGCGCTTAGTTGTGACGGTTTCCCATCCATCAGTGTTAAGTGTAACCTTGTTGTCATTCCATGCAACAATCTGTGTTTGATGATATGTTACACCGCCGCTACTGTCTTTGTTCCACCATGTAGTAGCGTAATTACTAAGTTTATCCATTCTAGGCATTTGTTCCTCCGTATACCTCTTTGTTTGTTATGCCTTCATAATACATAAGTGTCACAAAGTGTCAACAGTATAATTATTTATTGTGTTAGATTGTAAGATGATCTATATATTGAATATACAAAGTTGCTTGCCTGTTAGCTTTGTATACCTCAATAACTAGCTCGGACTTAGGTCCGGGCCTTTTTGAAGGAACACAGATTGAGTAGACGAAGCGTAAACACAGTCATTATGGAAAAGATAGTTGATCGTCTGGCATCAGGCGAGACGCTTGTAGACATCACAAAAGACAAGGCAATGCCAAGCTATAGAGCCGTCACAAGAGCCGTAGCAGCTGATGAAGAATTGTGGTCGCTATACCGTAAAGGGCGCATTCTCCAAGCTGAATATTACGCGGACAAAATCAATGGGCTTGCTATGGAACCATTGCCCGAGGGAGACGTGCGTTTCCTCAATGCTGAGGTAAACAGAAGGCGTCTCGAAATTGATACGCTGAAATGGACAACGGCTCGTAATCAGCCGTTCGGAATACGTGACAAGAAAGAAGACCAGCCACAAGCACAGACCTTCACCATCTCATGGGCCGGAGGTGATACCGCCGTTAGTGCACACGAGGAAGAAGAGGTACTGCATTGAAAGCACCAGCTAACATTCTGAGTGGCCGAGGTACGCGCGTGAAGTGCAAAACCTTTTCGCATAATATGTATTATGTTAACAAAACGCCTTATTTGCTGTAGTTTGCCGTATTTCTGGCGATACAGACCCCCCACCCTCCCAGAATCACCGCGCCACTTCTTACTACATAATATACCTGCGGAGCATACACAGTGACTCCCACACTGACTGCTGATCAACATGCAATGCTAGGTCATCTCTCAGAGCTACGGAGAAGCGTTGTAGATGGCGAAAGCTATAAGGAGCAGTTTGAGGCTGCGGTATTGCTTATTGATCTGTACGAGGCTATCTTGGAGTTGAATGGCATATTGATATATGAGGATCAGGAGAAGGTGGTTAGGCAGTGACGCATATAGAGATACCGTATGAGCCTCGTGTTTTACAGATGGAGTTGCATAATGAGATGCAAGAGAAGCGGTGGGGTGTTGTTGTATGTCATCGAAGGTTTGGCAAGACGGTATGGGCTATTAATCATATATTGAGGCATTCTCTTCTAAGCGGAAAGAGTAATCCTAGGTATGCGTATATGGCACCTACTTATAGGCAAGCTAAGAATGTGGCTTGGGATTATCTAAAGCATTTTGCTGGTAAGATACCGAATGTGAGGTTTCACGAGACGGAGTTGCGGTGTGACTTGCCTACTGGTGGTAGGATTAGTTTGTTGGGTGCTGAGAACCCGGATAGCTTACGTGGGATATATTTGGATGGGTGTGTTATGGACGAGGTTGCTGACATGCCGGAGAGTGTATTTCCAGAGGTATTGAGGCCAGCATTATCTGATAGGAAGGGATTTTGTATATTTGTGGGTACACCGAAGGGGCATAATGCTTTCTTTGATTTTTATGAACAGGCTGCATCGAGTGATGATTGGTTGTCTGCGGTGTATAAGGCGAGTGAGACGGGGATATTGGACGAAGAGGAGTTAGAGGCTGCTCGTACTATGATGTCTGTGGATCAGTATGCTCAGGAATTTGAGTGTAGTTGGAATGCGAATGTGCCTGGTGCTATTTATGGCAAGGAATTGGAGGATGCTACGATAGGTGGTCGAGTAACGAATGTACCGTATGATCTTAGTCAGAGGGTTGATACTTGGTGGGATTTAGGCATTGGGGATAGCACGGCTATATGGTTTACTCAGAGTGTTGGTCGTGCTGTGCATGTGATAGATTATTATGAGAATAGGAATGAGGGGTTGCCGCATTATTGTCAGGTTCTTAATTCTAAGCAGTATTTATATGGGTCGCATAATGCACCGCATGATATAGAGGTGCGTGAGTTGGGGAGTGGTAAGAGTAGGAGAGAGGTTGCTTGGGATCTGGGTTTGAATTTTAGGGTTGTTCCTAAGCTTCCTGTTGAGGATGGGATACATGCGGCTCAGATGTTGATACCAAGGCTTTGGTTTGATAGAGAGAAGTGTAAGGATGGTTTAGAGGCTTTGCGGCAGTATCATAGGGCTTATAATGATAGGACAAGAAGTTTTAGGTCTACGCCAGTCCATGACTGGTCAAGTCACTCAGCCGATGCGTTTCGATATTTCGCTGTGGGTTTAAGAGAGAGTAGGCCAAGTCAACAGGCTCCACAAAAACAGGCGGTGATGGATTATGACCCATTTGCAGCTTGAACCGAAAGAATATTGCGTAGCTGAGATTTCGGACGTTCCAGAGGTGGTTGAGTTGTGCGCGAGGTTTCATAAGGAGAGTTGGCAAGTGTTTGCGGACTTTGACTATGATAAAATGACTAGTTGGATTGTTGATAGAGTGCGTAATGAAGAGGATCAAATCTTCTTAGCAAAAAAGCACGGAGATGTTATAGGTGTGTTAATTGGGATGATTTTTTCGTTTCCGTATAGTAACACACTAGTCGGGGGCGATTATATCTGGTATGTTGTACCTCAAGAGCGCGGTGGAATAGCTGGTGTAAGGCTTATGAAGATGTTTGAAGCGTGGGCTAAAGAGAATGGTGCGGTTCGTATTATGACAGGTGCAACGTCTGGTATTGCGTCAAACAGAGCTGCTAGGTTAATGATGCGTTTAGGCTTTGAGCCTATGGGTTCGTTTATGCAGAAGGAGATATAGTATGGGTGGTTTGTGTGGTGGTAGCAGAGCAACCAGAAGGACACCAAGAGAAAGAGCTAGGCAAAGGACTGGTGCTGAAGACGCAGTTCGCAGAGGTCAGGTAACAAGGCGTACTGGTTTAGATGCGATTGTAAGTGATATTGCAATGGATACTGGTTTGCGTCAACCAGATACAGAATATTATTCAAGGCTTAATGAGAGAGCAGAGGCTGCACAAACAGAGCAAGCACGTCTTAGGGAAAAAAGAAGTAGAGATCGTAGAAGAGAAAGAGCAGCTACAGCTACTACGGATACAACAGCGGCAACAGTTACTCCTGTTACGCCGACTGCACCAACAACACCTACGCAACCCACAGCCCCGACTACCCCCACTCCCCCACCAGCACCCCCACCGTTTACAGAAACAACCACTACAGGTGCGGATACAACATATAAGGGTGGAGATGT